TACTAAAATTGAGTATGAAACTCTTGGTGGCGATTTTATGGCCTTTGGTAAGTATATGTTTGACCATTGGCAAAAACAAATTGAAACTCCGTATGCTGGCCTTACAGAAAAAGAAAAGCAGAGCGACCGTAGAGAAGTAATGCGTTACTGGCCGATTATTCAAGACTTTATCTCCACCACCTCTGCCCAAAAACTGGAGGGTTTGGAGGGGGAGGCGTACAAAAAAGGTTATGCAGACGGGTCGATAGCAAACATTAAGAAGTGGAAAGAGGATTAAAATGAAAAAAGTCTGTAAATATTGTAACAAAGAAATAAAAGGGAAAAGTAAGAATTACGATTACTATTACTTTTGTAATAATATAGACTGTCTTGATAAATACCTAAATGAGCCCGAAAAAAAAATCTTTTTCATCTATGATGAAAGAGCAAGAGTAATGGATTTAGACGATTGTACAATTTTAATGTCGGTTAATACTGAAAAGGAGGGGATAAAAGAAGCCAAAAAATTGAATGGAGTAATCGTGGAAGCAATCTATGATACAGATAATAAAATTATTATCAAAACTATAATAAATTAAAATGGAAAGCGAAATAAACAAACAAATAAGAGATGTATTGGATAAATATTGTGTCCATTTTCAAGACACTGTGTTAAGAGATGAATTAAACTTGACTGGTGCTTTAGCCAAAGTATTTTGGGATAACCGCAAGGAACACTATGCCCGTGTCCTTTCAATGGTAAACAGCCACGGCTTTATGCAGTTTCTTATGGGAGAATATGAATACAAAGAAATTAAGAAGCCAACGATTGCCGAAAAATGTAGCCACGAATGGACAGAGGTTGAGGGAAATGGAGACGTAAACGAGCAATGTATGTCTTGCAAAGCATTAAGAGAATGGAAGTTCCAAAAATAAATTGAAAAATACGCCCTTTAGCCCTCACCGCCGTTTTAGACATTATTCGTAAGCAGAAATAAAGATATGAAAATAACCACGCAAATTACACAGACAGAGTTTGACACAGAGGCTCATACTTACGAAGAAGCAAGGATGTTTGAAAAAGAGTTTTGGCAAGAAATGAGATTGAAAAAATGGAAGTTAAGATTGCTTTATTGGCTTAAAAAATTATCTAGGAATTAGCCCTCACCGCCGTTTTAGACATTATTCGTAAGCAGAAATAAATAATATATGACAATGTACGGAATACCACAAGACGAATTAGGACAACAGCAATTTGAGGCAAATGCTATGGAACAAGAAGAAATTACAAAAAAAACGCAGGAGATATTGGCCGAGCTATCAATGGCACTTGTATCAAGAGATGCTGACAAATTATCTTTTTACAGCAAATACACTGCTACGGACGTTATGAATGCCCTAGAGATATTTAATTGTGTAGCCTCAAATTACGGTATTAAGAACGGACGAATTACTTCTGAAAAAGATGCTGAGATATTTGGCAAGGCACTTGCAAATGTTGTGTTCAATATGACGGGTATTGATACTAAAACATTTTATAAGAAATAACCCCAACCGATTATTAGAAACGTAATTAAGGAAAATGAGTATGAGATGGAAAGCAAATGAAGGTCGAGAATGGAGAAAAGCGTTTGCCGTTTTTCCAACAAAAATCGGGGGTAGTTGGATATGGTTTGAGTGGTACGATAAAACGGGTTGGTATTATAAACCAGAGGTGCAGGATTTGGTTTTTTCTCGCCGTTACCCATCTCAATTAAAGTAACCCCTAGCCAACCGATTATTAGAAATGTAATTAAGGAAAATATGAAAATAGGAAACATTAGAATTGAGTGGCACAAACACAAATGGGAATGGAAGATTGATTCTGAATACATCGGTCTGAATGGTTGGGAAATGAAAGTCGTTGAGCAATGTGTTGCACCAAACTGTAAAGCTGGTAGTTATAAAAATGTCCTTTGGATAGAGTGCAAAAATAAACCAGAGGCATACCGAGTCAAGTAACCCCTAGCCAACAGTTCAAAGGGAAACATTATAAAAAGTAATTAAATGATAATTTGTATGACACCAGAAATAAGACAACTTTTAAAAGAATTTGTTAAAGAAACCGAAGCCAAAAGAACTCAGTACAATGGCGCAGCTTCGTCAATTAGACCGCCTACCTTTGCAGATTTTCTCGTTTGGTTAGAAGTAATTTAATCCCCCACACTCAATGAACAAAAAGATAAAAGCAGGAGATGCAATTTATGTTGAATATGCCTATGGATACGAAAAAGGCAGAGTAATATCAATTTGCGATAATGAAGCGTTGATAAAAATATGTTACGAAATTGTTTTTCCGCTCGGAGATAGAAAGTGGTATCCAAGAAAGAAAACACTTTGGGAGAGATTATTCACCTACCCTATCAACTCAAATTAAGAGATTAAATAAGTGAATTACAAACCCATTGACCTATACCATAATTGTCATAGATAAACTTTGCCATTGTGAGATTATCTTCTTCTGAATTGATTATATCCAAACCCATAAGCTGACTCTTTTTGAGCCAGCTTTTTAGATTTATCTGAGCTATTCCTACATCCATTGTAGGACTTAAAACTACAGTACCGTCACTTTCAAACTGTTTAAGACCGCTTTCGCAATTTAGAACTGCGAGCATTCTCTTCGGAAAGGCGTTTAGAAGTCTTGTGGATGTAGATACAGGACTCGGGGACTGCACCAAAACGACTGGTGTAGAAGTAGCTACGACCGTCTGTATTTGGTCGGCTGATGCTTGCTGAGGGCTTAATACCTTTTTTGCTATGCACAGTACGATTAGACTTGCGATTATGATTAAGAGAAATATCCAAGTTTTTTGTTTGGTCAAGAGTTTATAAAGGAGTAGCAGAAAATTCTCACCAGACCTCACAAACCGACTAAGATTGGAGCTGGGTTGCCTTATCAGAAGAACTACTATTTCGTAGGAACTAAACCGGCTACATTACCACTTGAAGTAGTAAGCAAATTTTTGAGCAAATATGAAACCAAAGAAACTATGCTGAAGTTTACCATATTTTGACCTACTACTAACCAATCTGTTTTGAACGCATCAAAACCCGATGTCATCACGATACCACCAAGACCGATTATGATCGCTGAGATGACTGCTACTACTAAACCTTTTACAAAGTCGGACCAATTTAATTGAAATAATCCTGATTGCATAAATTAAACTTCCAATTACTAATAATACACCTAAAACAAACGAATGAACGACAATGAAGGCTAACACTATAAGAGAGTCAATAAAAACTTCAACACTAAAATAATTGCGATGACACCGAAGACAATATTCACTATCTGAATAAGAGGTGCTGGTAGACTTACCGTTCCAATTATCCACTTTGCTAGGATATAAACCACTCCTAGAATTGCCAATGCGATGATTAAACTTATTACTGTTGTTATCATAAATTAAATTATTAAGCTGATAATATCTTACTTAATTATACCAAATAAAAAAGGATTGGTAAACTAAACAAATGTCTACCAATCCCCCTCTGCAATAGCCGAAGTTCACTCACGAAGGTGTAGCGCAGACATCGTGCACGAGCTGTTGAACAGCTTGGGGCATGTCCCCACGGGCAATCCGTGTACGCCACACCATAACCGCATCGTAAGGATCGGGGAGCTTGAGTTCCCTCGCCAACTTCATCAGCAGTTCGTGTTCCGTGAGTCCCATGTTCATCGCTGTATGTTGGAGTGGTGTCATTTCTGTTTCCTTTCATTCAACACCAAGATACTGAGTAGCCCGAACGCATTGACGAACCATCCACATTTGCATCCACTGGGGAACTTGACCTGTTCTAGTCCATGCATAATGAAGTGTCCTAGATTGGCAAGAGATATTGATATTCCCTTGTCGATTAGGATTCTTCACCACCGCTCGGTAGAACACTTCGCTTTCCCGATTGAAACCATACATCCTGCACATATCAGCCACAAGCTCATATGCGGGAACGCTCCTGTATGGGTCCAGCCACATCTCTGACTTGAGCATGTCCTTCTCCTTAAAAGAACTATTCGCTTAACAAGCGGAGCAGGAGTTACATCAATAGATGATTTATAAAAAATGTGTTCTCTAGTGTAACCCCTGCCCCACCGATTAAGGTGTGGAGTAGAGCTTGTTCGCTACTACTATGCTCTTTGGACCAAAGACAATCTTACTCATATCATTCTCGTTCTGAAAATCAAGGAGGCCATGAATCACTTGCCATTTCTTTAATGCGTGGCAAGTCATTTGTAACATGTTCCCTGTATGATATGTCGGGTCGGCAGGGAATAGTCCTTCGTAAGAAAGAATCCCTTGCAGAGCCTCTACTTCTTTGTCGTGTTTCAGTCCGTAATAAAGTTTCTTGGTAAACGTATGAACAGGAATTGGTGGAATTGAATCATCTTTTAAGAAATACATAGCATCTCCTGCACGAGCGATGAGATAATCTTCGGTAATAACTCTTTGCCCACCGTTACCAATAGAGGTAGCTTTACCCCACGAGTCATCAATGAGTAAGGCCTTCTTGCCTTGGTATAAAAAGTAGTCGATTGCCGTAACACAGTGGTTTAGATTTTGAGGTGCTGAAGAATTGAACACAGGCACGTTTGTCCATTCTGAAATTGAACCATAGAAAATTATCGGAACTTGTTTATGTTGTTCAATCGTTTGGGCGATAGCTTCTATATCTTTTGGATTTATTTTAACGTAGTTAGGAAGTTTAAGAGGAGTATCGACTGTGATAGAACGATTCATTTGACTTTCATCCAATTTCTGTGAAACATCTAATGCCTCATCTGTTGTCCCTTGCTTTCGCATGATATCACCGAGGTTGGCGAGCCACATCCCTTGTGCTGGGAAATTTGCACGTGAACGATAGGTTGGATGAGCTGAAGCGATTGTGTTCATTAGCGCTTCATAGGCTTTAGCACCACTTTGTGCAACACATGAACTTGAACCATCTTGGTCACGGATAGAATATTTCTTCCACTCTGTTTGAGGTTTCTCCCACCATGTAACAGGAAAAGCAGAAGCCAATTCTGTATGCTGATAGTCTTGGGACTTCTCTAAAATCGTACGAGGGTCAGGTGCAACGCCTGTATTTAACAGACTTGGGTCTGGCAATCCCCCATCTTCTCTACCTTTTGCTAATTTCTTTTTCATAATGAGTATTTTTTATATACGATAACCAGTTAAATGGAAAATAATTGCCGCAAACATAAGACCTACTACAATTAAAACCCATTTCAAATAAATACCATTGTTGTTGTCACTTTTCAAAAGGTTTTTGTGTTCTATTGGTTCTATTTTAGCCTCTTCAAGATTTCTCACACGAGTTTCTATATTATCGTTAACATGTTTCTGTAACTCTTCCACTTCTTTTCTGTCTGCTTTATCACGTTCAAGAGTTTGAATCCTTGCAGTCGTTCCTTCCTTCAGATCTTTAATATCACTTCTAACCCCTCTCATTTCTGTTCGGAGTTCTACTAGTAAATCATGGTCTTCTTTATTTGGATTCATTTTTGATTTCTTCTTGCACCTCGTTAGCTGGTAATTTATCAAACTCAGTCCTTAACAACGCTACAACTTCCTGCATTATTACTGATGGATAATTTGACTTCAAAAATGCACTAACCCAACTTTCCAAAACTTCTTTAGATAATTTTTTCATAATTATATTTTAACACTTTCTTAATAATTGGTCTATCCACAAGTACACCCGTACTCTCATCAACCTTTTTTCCCTTTGGTTTTGACCTTTTTTAGACATATTTTTTATTATTAAAATCCTTCTAAAAATAAGAAGCCTGTTGAAGCGGCACCTGTGACTGTTACAGCAGTAGTGGAAATAGCCGTGATCAAGGTTGTCGCTAAGCCATTGGTAGTTACAGCTGCCGGTGTATGACTGAAAGCAGTTGGATAGGTATACGATTGAGCACCAGTTAAGTTGTTGAGATATATCACGACTTTTTTATACGATGAACCCTGTTCTGGTTGTGAGAAGTTCGCGGCGCCAGCGGTCGTTTGAGTTGCTGTATTTTTTATTATTCCAGCATTGATAGTACCCGTTGTTGTAATGGTATTTGAGCCAGCGTTGATTGTTGCTCCAGTCACAAAACTAGGGGTTGCTGTGTCACTAGGTTGTAGGCCTGTGATTTTTACTATATTCCAAAGGTTAGCCTCAAGATTCGCTGAGTTCATTACACCGTGCCCAAACGCCCAGCTATTTGAATATCCTCCCGTCTTAGAATATCTACCAAAAAGAGTTGAGGTATCGGGGTAAGCTGTAACAGCGTCTATATTTACATCTGCTCCAGAACCAGAACCAGAACCACCACCTAGACTTTGTGCACCTTTGTTATAGGCAGTACCACCGGTTGTAAGAGAAATGCCAGTAATTTCTCCGCCAGTCACGCTTGTAATATCAACCTGTAAATCAGTTCCCGAGCTACTTACATTTGTAGTCGTGAGATTGTTTCCGTTGGAATAGCCAGAACCTCCTGCATTGATAGAAACCCCTGTAACAAAACCAGCGGCCACACTGTCTATATTTATCAAAAATCCACTTCCAGTACCCTCACAACTCGTTGTGACATTTGTCCCAGTTGAATACCCAGCTCCAGTTGGACTGAACGTCCAATCAATAACAGCTCCGGTACCTGGATCAACATCTAGAACAATAAGTCCGGCGTTACCGTCACCCCCCGTAATACCGCATAGATTTCCGGCCTCATAACCAGAACCGCCGTCAGCAAGACTGATTCCTGTAACTTCTCCTGGCGCACCGTCATTACTCGTGACTTGTAGTACTGAGTTATTATCTCCTCCGTCTATTGAGACAGTATCACCCACGTTGTAACCCGAGCCTCCAGCCGAGCCAGTGCCTCCTCCGTTATCAGAAACCTGTACAGCAGAAACAACAATCGTGGTAGCAGAACTCACCGTTGCCGTTCCACCTGTGCCGCCGCCAATAGTCACAACATCGCCTGTTTTATAATTCACTCCAGCATTGTTTAGAGCATATCCGACACCTACGTTTGTCGGCCAGTTTGTGCCACCTGTCGTGAGACTAACATCACTCGTAATAACGGTGACAGTCTTAGTTACACCAGCAATTATTATCTGATCATTAACCACTAAATCCGTTAGAAAATGAGTACCCGATCCTGTTACGATATGAGAACCACCCGTTGAGACTGTGCCCGTGCCAGAAGGCGTAAACTTCATTGTGGTGATGACACCGGCGGTGGTATTACTATTTGTATCTTGATAGGCAGCGTAGTCACCAAAAGCTGTCAGATGAGGTATGGTTGATTGAAAAGCGGCAAAGTAACCCATTATATTAGCAAAAGAAAGTCCATTACTTACTGCTCCGGTATAATATCCAAATAAGTTTGAATATGCGGCGTCTATTGCGGAATTACCTGCGCTTCGCCCTATAAAGTTTGAATAAAAACTTCTCAAAGTATTATACCCAGTAGCTACTCCAGCTCCACCACCTCCAATACTGTTAGTTTCGTATGAACCACTTGACAATGACCCTGCATCTAAGCCAATATTGTTTGATTCGTATGAGTTCGAGGTAGAACGACCTCCTAGAAAATTGTTTGTATCAAAAGAGTTGTTACAACTACTACCCGTACTAGCACCAAAGTTATTTACGTTAGTGCAATTAGATTGAGCATTTGCTCCGGCTCCTTGACCAAGATTCAACATGTTGTTAGCGACAGGACTTGCACCACCGGCGCCATATAAAGAGTTGGCTGTACCATATCCAAGTCCTATCGACGTTCCATTTGAGGCATACAGAACTCTGTTTGCATTGTCTATTGAAAGTTTAGGAGTCGACGCGGTGTCATAAATGGTTGAGATACCGCCCACTTTTCCCACAGCGTCTACATCGAACTTCAAACCGCCGACTTGTGTATACCCAACATTCGTATTCGTGCCCCAGTTTGAACTCGAAGTAGTGAGAGCGGTACTGCTAGAGATTATTGTAATTGTCTTAGTGACACCGTTGATGGTGATTGTGTCTCCAACCTTAAAATCATTTTGAAAGAAAGTATTTGTGCCGGTTACAACATGAGAGCCGGAAGTGGAGACTGTACCTCGGCTGGTAGTAGGTTGAGTGATATTAAAACTATAGTTTGCTGAAACTGTATTGACGTTTGAAAGAGAATAACGTGCGCCGTCTATATTAGAAGTCCAAGGGGTTTGAGAGCCTCCGCCAGTTGCATTAACTGTCACATCTCCTAGTCCACTGACTGGAGAGATAGTGACGTTTGTGCCTGCGATGATCTTCGTTACTCCTCCAGCGCTTGCAACGTGAAGAGGATTGTTCTGTGATCCGTCACCAGTTAGGGTTGTATCTGTAAATATCTTAAAACCAGCAGATGACCATTGGATATGTTCACCATTTTTACCTTTAACCCATTCAATGTCCTTTAGGTCAAAGACAGAAAGACGTTCCTTGCCCTTTAGTTCCTTGAGCTTGTCCCTTATCTCTTCAGGTGTAATAATAGAACCATCTTTGCCAGGAACAGCAGGTGGGATAAAGGGCTTTATGAGAGCAATTATTTCTTCATCTGTAGGTGTTTTGCCCGGCTCACCATCAAAATAATCCTTGCCTTTTACCGGAGTTACACCATTTATTGCTTCCGGTATCTTGATGTCCTTTACCAACTGCTCTACCTTTTCAATCTTCTCAATCGTGTCAACGAATAATTCCTCAGGTGATGAAGTTTTTGCATAGACCTGTAAAAGTTTTTTTCGTTGTTCATCCATTAAATTAGTTTTTTAAGCATTGCTTTAATGTCTTGTTTCTCTTTCTCTTTATTTTCTTTCTCAGCTTTAGCCTCTGCCTCTTGTTTTTTCTTCTCCGCATCGAGATAACCCCATTTGGTTAGGTCATCCTTACTTTTATGATAATTAGTATCATTAAAATCGTTACGCCAGAAAGATTTAGCCACGCAGAACTTACTCATTAGAGTTGATACGGCTTTTCCAGCTTCGTCAACTGTCTCTCCTTGACCATTTATGCAAGCGACATAGCCATCTCCGTTGGCGATTAGTATTTTTTCTTTATCCCATCTTACACCATCCCAACAAACATTTTTCAAATCTTCTTTAGTCAACTTTTCTTTGAATAAAACCTCGGCACCAGTGCTATTAGAAAGTTTGAAAGACAACAGTTGAGATAATTGTTCGTGATTGTTTTTATCTACAGAGTCCTCATAAAGTTTTGTCATTTTATTTGAATTCACAAAGGGAAAAGGTTTCGTATAGAGCCAACAAACAATATTCCATCGTGGATCATATTCAAAATCTATTTGTTTCCCGTCCGCACAAGCTTTCAAAAATTCAAACCATGGCATTTTGTGCATTGCTACTTGTCCTGAAATGCTTGGACAGCCCATTCTAGGTGTATACTCCAAAAAATATGCACCTTTAGATGTAACGATACAGTTCACATCAAAGTCTCCAGTAAAAGTGGTTTGCTTTAATAGCGGAATAAGTTTCTCTAAAGTTTCAGAATATAACTTGCTATATTTTGCAGGAAGTAGTTTTTGGATTGTATACATTTCTCCGGTTGATTCCCCACCAGAATTTGTGAGTGGTTTATGTTCAAAGTTTTCTTCTACAATAACATTTTTATCCTTATCCCTCATAAAATCATTACCATTCCACCACGCAGAAATCGCCATCTCTGCACCTTCAATTTTTTCCTGTAGAATAAATTCTTGGTCTAGCCCCTCAACCCAGCGTTCTTGCAGAAAATCTATATATGAAATTAAATCTTCAGAATTAGGCATTTTTGATATTGCGTTTAAGCCCTTTATGGAGTCTAGAGCGCCCATTTGTTTCAGGCAAAATTTTCCACCTTTCTCTTTGATTATTCTTTTAGCATCTTCCAAATCCTTTACTTCAAACACCTGCGGAATTTTTAATCCACAAAGCCTTGCAGTATCAGAAGCAATTTTTCGGTCAAGCTCCAATTTTATTACATCTTTCCCACCACCAATACAACTGATACCTTCTTTTCTCCACTGTGCCGCCTCGCCAGAGGTGTTGTCATCAAAAATACATAAGTCTGATTGTTTGGCATATTCATATCGATCGGTATAAGGTATACGCCTTAAAGTACCTTTCAATATATTCTTTGTATCATTCGTAGATTTTTGTGCAATGACAATATCATGCCCCTCTTGCTGTATTTTCAATGCAAGTGAAGGTGCTAGCAAATCATTGGTTATAAATAAAACTTTAGACATGGTTTAGAAATTCAATTACTTGTTGTAAATTATTATTCTTTTTACCATAAATACGATGAAATTCTTTAAACGATTTCTCAATCGCTTTTGTTGCATTTATTTCATTTTGTGGTAGTGTTTGTGGCATGATACAAATTATTTCTATTGCGGTTATAGTTGCATTTATTTGTTCTCCTAAATCATTTCGGTTTTAATAATGAAGCGGCATACGTTTTGGCTGTTGTTCCAGCTAATCCTGTTGCAATAGTTGGTGCAATAAGAGTACCAGCAATCTCCCCGGGTATTCCACCACCAACTGCACCACCAATTATTCCGCCCAAAACTCTTGATGTTAGGTTTCCATAGAACCCCAATTGTGGTTTGCCTTGTGCCATCTTCAATAACTTCCTTGAAGTGATAACTGTTCCGTATTCTTTATTAAATTCTTCAAGAGTTTTACCACCAACTTTTACACCTGCCTGACTAAGAGAGTTTTCAAGATTAGTTTTAAGCACATCTCCTATATCAAATTCAACAACGTCGGATACCTTTAGTCCTGTATTGTTGTAAGCACCTTTGAACGTGCTTCTTTTCAGTTGATTTAGATTGTCAAGAGGGATATTGTCTGGTTGTCGCTTTAGAACAGATATAGCGTCATCTATTTGTTTTTCTATTCCTGTCACATCTCTATCATTCGCATAATTCTTTTTTATTGCCTCAAGCTGGTCAAGTACTGTTTGTTTTGGAACAGTTATATTAGGATTTTCTTTAATTGTTGACTGCAAAGTATCTTCCAAAGCATTATAGTTTTGCGTAATTTTTGAGTATCTAGCCTCAGGAGTACCCTTTATCCCGTTCTTAGTATTGTAATCAACAACATCTTGAAGTTTAGAACCCAGGTTTATCTTTTGAGTCGGAGTAAATTTCAGTGAACTACTTTCAAGACTATTAGCAATAGAGTCTGAAGCTCCAGTTATTTTACTATAAATAGCTTTACCAGTTGGCGCCAAGGCTTCAGTAGTACTTTTTATAGGGTTTTTTATAAACTCTTTTGTAGACTTTAAGGCTTCAACAGAAGACTTTGGATTAGTCAATAATTCTTTCATACCCAAATATCCAAGGGCTTCATTAACAGGATGGTTTTCAAAAGATTGACGAGCTTTATCTAGTTGATCTGCGTATTGTGTAATTGCTGGAGTTATAGAGCCTGGAATATTTTTAACCATATCAAGGAAAGCATTTGCATATCCACCTTTCAGTTTTGCCAAATCTTGAAAAGCTGAAGGTATTTGCGACAAAGCCTTTGTGTTAGCAATTTCTTTAGCAGAGTTTGGTATCAAATTCCAAAGAACGTCCATTGTTGCTTTAGGCACAGCAGATAGAGTATCTACTACTGATCTCCCAATATTGCCATTGTTGTCAGAAACTAATCCGATGGCATTAGCAGGAATATCATACAAAACATTTTTAAGTGTTCCATAAGTTGCTTGTTTTGCTAAAGTACCAACATCACCAATTGCGTTAGGAACCATTTTAAGAGCATCAGCAAAACCACTATTTGTTTTTCCTGAACCAGTGCCGGCTGGATTGGTTGGCATAAGTGCAGTATCTCCACCAACTTCAGTATTTCTTTGTTTTAGATTAGTTGCAGCAGTTGATATAGATGGATTAGGTAAAGCCCCCAACTTTAAATTACCGAAGTTTGGTTGAAATTTAGGAGTTGCTACTGGTGCTGGTGCTGGTCCCACTGGTTTTAAGTTTGCGAAGTTTGGTTGCATATTATTGTTTAGTCCAATTACCTTGTGCGTCTACCGTCCAATTACCTGTTCCGTCATTATAGACCTGACCAACATTGTACGATTGACCATTTGATTGAACTGTTGTCGCTCCACCCCCTCCAGGTGCTCCTCCCTGTCCTCCAGTAAAGCCGTAAAGTTTAGTGACTGCGGCAGGGAAAGCGTTGACCGCTTCATTATTTCTCTTAATTACGTTTTGCATATCAGACTTCATCATATCTGTAATTGAAGAAAATACCTCTGGAGATTGTGCCGCATTGATGAGTTTATCAACCTCACTTTGTGCCGAGTCGGTCAAACCAGCTGATCCCGTAGCACCCGATGTGACTCTTGCATATTCACGACCGTAGGTATAAATAGCTGTTTCAAGAGCAGCAAGTGGACCATTAGGCGTGTAATTACCCGATAGCCATTGTGACCAGCTATTTACAATTTTAGCACCACCACGGGGCACGTTGGCACTAGCTTTAACCGCAAGGTCAAGGTTATCCAAAGCGGCATTACCTGCAATATTGAGAAGTGATGTTCGTTGCAAAAGTGCAGCATTAGTAGAACTCAAGTTCTTAAACTGAGTCTTAGCAATATTTATGTCAGCCTCATTAAGTCCGTAAGCGTTCATTATTTCTGTCTTCTTTTGTTGAACAGAAAAAGCGGCAGCGGCAGGTATACGAGCACCCTGTGTTGAAGCTACACCCATAATTAAATCAATAGCGGCATTGTAGAGTGTTTCTTGATCGACACCTCCCACGATTCCTTTAACAGGTTTATTCGGTCCTGAGATAAGCGCTTGATATACCTGCGTAGGAGTAAAACCTGCGGCGATAGTAACACCTTTTGGTGGTGTATCTTTACTACCAACTGTCGGCAATGAATTGTTGCCGATAGGTGTAGCTGTCGCGCTACCTCCCTTTGATGTGCCCAAAATAACATTCGTACCATCTGAAGTAACACCTAGGTTTTTATTAGCAGGATTAACCCAAGTCTGAATTGATTGACCCAAGACGTTACCGGCCGAGTCGGTGATATTAACTTTCTGAGGCTTGTAACCGGCTTGCTCAAGTTTTACCTGCGCTTGGTCATTCTTTATCTTATTCTGTGCTTCAACTTCTGATTGCTTATTCTGTGCCAAATCAAGTTGTGATTGTTTAACAAAGTTTGATTCAGCGTCAATCTTATCTTTTTGAGCCTTTTGGTAATTACTATTTGCCGCAGAATATTCAGAAGCAAGAACTTTACGTTGAGCAAGCAATGGCTCATTTTCTCGTAGGATTTCTGATTGAAGTGAGGCCTGATTGACCACACCTCCGGAGCGCGCGATTTCGTCCATCTTACTTTTCTTAATTGAAGCAAGTGTGGCGTCAATTTCAGCTACAGCCTTTTGAGCACTTTGCTGTTGCTGATATGATGCTTCGTAATTATTTCTAGCATTAACTACATTCGGATCAGTGTTAACCGTACCATCATTTACAGGTGTTGCTGGTGCTTGAGTACCTGCTGCACCTGCGACAGAACCACCGACAGGATTAACAATACCTGTACCATCATTATACGGTTGTGAAGTGTCGATAGGGTTGGCTGGAGTAACAACAGGTGGCGTCGCACCTGCGATTGTACCTGCAACTGGTATAGTAGCAGGATTTGTTCCAGACTTTAAGGCATTTAACAGATTAGTATTGCCCTCTGCTGTACCGATACCTGTTATGCCGTACTTTTGACCAAGTGCGGTACGAGCTTCAAGAGAGTTGTCCTGTCCAACTGAAGTGAGATAGTCTGAAATTGAACTTTGAGTATTCAATTTTCCATATGTATCCTTGAGCGTTGCCATCGTCTGCGGAGAAGCGTTGGCAAATTTCGTCAATTCATAATCAGTCGGTGGTCTGCCGAGTGCATTTTGGATTAAATCGCTTGTTTGGTTACTAGTGTATGCCATTTTAATTATATTTTTTATTACGTTTTAACCATAACTTATACCAAGGTAAACAATCAATACAAACTTCAGTATCTAATCCAACTGGTTCGATGTTACAAGATATACAACATTTCCCCATTCCATCTAATAACCATTCATTTCCAATGAAAGTATAAAATAAATTATTTTCTATTTTCCATGGATATATTTCATTCATTTTATTTACTTTTATCGACGATTTCCTTCAAAAATTCTCCTTCTGACAAAAAATCATAGGTTATTTCCGTTTGAAATACTTTTTTACCTCTTTTAACCGTTATAAAAATTCTAGGGATTTTGCCACTCTTCATCATTTGGCCAATTATATTTATACCCACCTCATCTGTATATAGAGGCAACTTGCCAAAACCCTTAAACATATTTTTCTTTTTCATATTGTTACCTATTGTTATAGTTAATAATATACATATTATACCTTATTTTTACTCTGTTATCAATTCTATCTTTCGTATATTCGGTCGCCATGTGCTATTTACTGTACTTAATTCTATTTTTGCTAAATCACCAGTGAAACCTGCAACATCTAATCGAGTTCTTGAAGTATTCAATATCGTTATTGGCGTAATCGATTGTAATACTTGAGTAGAATTTCCTGTAACTATATCCTCACCATGACCATAAAGAGTTACATTGATTGCGTCTGTCCCAGACTGAGGTGGAGTATCGTAATAAACGTCAATTCCTGAGAGATTTTTGACAGGTATCCAGTGGGATTTATAGGAAATGTTGTTGAAAGTAGTTGAAGAATAGTTATAAAAATAACCAATTTGAACAATCGCGTTGGGAGGTGCATCAGGAGCGATGGCGATTAACATACCATTAGAGGTTTCAACAAATTTATAAAAGTTAAAACCTGTTGAAATAACGAATTCTTCTTTCCCTACTGGAGAATTGCCATATAAAAGCAAGTCCGTAGAATTTAACATCACTCCTAAACGATTATTCAAATTAAACAAAGACATCTTAAAAGAAGATTGTGCTGCATTATTCGGGGTTTGAATAATTATAGGTGAAATTTGTGGAGTAAAAAGAGGTACAAGCTGATATCCTTTCAAATAATAAATAGTTGTTTTACTTGAAGTTGCACTACCTGTTCCTAATTCTTGAATAGCAACATACAAAGTCCCATCGATAACCTTCATATCTATAAACTTCCCTGACATTTTTACAGAATAATTATATCTTGAACTTCGTCCATCCCAAAGAAATAGGTAATTATTGTCAAAAACACCTTGAGCACCAGCGATCGCTAGATATTTATCATTATAGTTTCTCATTCCTTTGATAACCCAACCGGAACCAAGGTCGATTCCACTAGCGGTGAGGAGTGTAAATGAAGAATCAATCGGTGTTATTTTAGAATACGAATTAGAAATCATGCAATACTCCAAAAATGGTTCCAGAAAATGGTCTTCATCAACTGGAGCAATTGAACCAGTGCAGGTAGTCCATGGTCCAGTATTAGTAACACCAGGCAACGCCATTTTATATATTACCGACGACGTAGAACCATTCGTAACCGCAAGAAGGTAAGAATTAAAACAACAAACTTTTGCCATGGTAGAAACCTCTACTCCTCCACTAGGATAACTAAATGCGGGGGTAAGTCCTGGTGTAAAATTGAAACCTTGTACCCTAGAATTTGTATCTATAGAATAAGCAACAAGTGCTGCTCCAATAGTTGTTGTGTTTGAAGTAACGTCAGCGATTTTATTTCCTGAAATTATATTCTCAAATTTTCTAGTCCAAATATTTGAAGCAATAAGTGGAGCGATTTGCTCCTCTTGAATACCACCAACGTCATTGTAATATGTTGGATTAACTCCTGAAAGTAGATAGTGCTGATTAGCCTGCGTAAATTGCGGAGCGTCTGGCGACATTTTTAAAAAATTTGGTAAAGTTATTTTGTTACTCATGACATTGAATTATTACCGAAAGGAAATTCCCAACCTCCAAGGTTATCCTGTCCTTCTACCATCCCCATCTGGTCTGGAATATGCGCCGAAGCATAACTCTTTATTTCTGCAAGGCGTTTTGCAAACAATGCAATACTGTCTGTCTTTAACTTATCATTTCCAAGGCGAGTTGCCACATCAATGAGTGAGCCGTGAACAATAGCATCGTGAAAACTAGGGAATATTTTAGGGACATCTACATTATTTACAAGTTTATCTTGGGTAGCAATGTAATAAATTTTTATTCCATCTTTTACTGGATATTTAGTAACATCTGTTACAAGTGGTAGTAATACAAAATATGTTCCAAACATCATAGCTTTTGGAGCATCTCCTGAAAACTCATACGATGGGTCTTCAATAGAGTCCGGATCGATAATATCAACACGAGTGTACTCTGTCGAAAGTGGAGTAATTTTATTAAGGGGTAAAAATGATACCCAAATACTTTTTAATTTCTCGTAAGCAGGAGCCGTTCCGGTACCATCAGGGTATGTATACGAACCATCTCCGATTGCCAAATCGGTTGTCGCTTGAACCATATAAAAATTCTCATTCACTGAACGAATAACCTCTTGACACTGGGCATAATATTTATTAACTATACGCAGAAAATCTCCAGCAGGGAGTGAATTAACATTACATTTTCCATTAAAATAAATATCTTGGAGTATACCTCCTAGTGTTACCGTCGTATCATTATATTGTAAACCAGTATATTGTGTCATTTTAGAAAATTATTATGTAATTAAATGTTGATGATGCGTATTCTACACCATTTGAAAAAATTGAAGCACTGCCCGCTGCACATGAAGCACCGTATTCGTGAGGACTTGCAGGGGAAGTAATGACTGTTGGAGTAATTATAATCACAGAACTTGCCGAAATTAGAGGATTGGTTATGGTGGCATTTCCAGAATTATCCGTTGATACCAAACCAGAAATCTGTTTTGTCGTATTATTATTTATAACTTCTGTAATCAAATCAATCGTATCTTGGGTTAAAGGAAATTGGAGTTGCCCTGAAACATTGCTCAAATCTGAAATTGTACTAGACTGATCGTCTAAAGTTGATTGAATATCCGTCAACGAACTATCCATGCTATCGGCATAGTCCTGTTGAGACTGAGATAAGTCGTCAAACTGTGTCTGTACATCATCAAATTGTTGTTGTATATCCTCTGGGTTCATGTTATTGTCCAAAATTCTTTATAATCCAGCTCGTAAGTGTTGGTGTATACTTTTTCCAAACAGTAGTTATTTTTAATGAAAACCCAGTTAAGGTATAATATCCAGTAGTCACAATAAGTTTTATTTTTTTATACATAGAACTTAATGTCCTCCCCGTTAAAATATAATATCCAGTCGTTACACTCAAAAATATAGGAATAACCGTAACGGTCCATGTTCCACTAGAAGTAAAAACGTGAGTAGTATTTCCACCTGATGTAGTTATTGTCCCACCAGTTGCTACAAGAGTGCCGGTAAGATACGAAATAACTGCAACACCTTTACCGCCAGCACCACCAACATTAGAACTACTCCCAATACCACCCGCGCCACCATTACCTAAGGTAACAGTATAGGCTTGTTTTATGACAACGTGAGCAGCATCATATACAACTCCGCCAGCTCCACCGCCACCGCCAGCTCCGGCATTACCAGCTCCACCTCCACCTGAGCCTGTATTTGCAGTTCCTGCTCCAGCAGTATCATTTGCTATGTGGCCAGCACCTCCACCACCAGCACCACCGGCACCACCGGCGGAACCGGTACTTGAAATTCCGCCTCCACCTCCTCCTGAAATAAAACCTCCTACACCAACACTTCCTAAAGTTAAAAGACCACCGACAGTTGCATCTGAAATTCCAGTACCTCCAGCTCCTGATGTTGAAGCGTTTGCTGATGGGCTTCCCCCCACTGATACTGCACCTCCACCTCCCGCACTAGGAAATGGTCCTGTTGAACCAGACGCGGTGTTTCCACCTGCAAAACCGTAACCTATTCCACCTCCTGAATTACCCTGAGTGGCACCCCCACCAGTTTTTGCTGTTGCAGAACCTCCTGATCCTGAACCAGACCCTCCATTTGCACCATTAGTGCTGTCTTTTCCTCCAGCGCCACCACCTAGTGCAGTTATAGTATCAAAAGTTGAATTAGAACCAGCCGAGCCAGCATTTGCATCTGCTCCACCTCCACCGCCTCCTGCTATTATTAAGATTTTAGCGGTAACTGACATGATATTTTATGCTACTTGAAGGATACCGTTGCTTAAATCAAAACCAACTACAAACAAATCAGTATTTATAAGATTAACTTCGCTTCCATTATCGTACCAAGCTATCAGATTTTTTCCTGCTGCTGTACTGTTATATAAAACAACATATCTAAATTGGGGAACGGTACCAGAGGCAGTTAAAGTAAGTTGATTAGCAATAAGACTATATGTACCAGAGACTTGAATAGACGAAGTTACTGTTATATTTCTAGTAGAAAGATTTGTATAGGAAATTTCTACGATATTACCTTGAACAGTATTTGTTGCTACAGGAGCAACGTCAGTCAAAGCGACAGTAAGTTGATCTGAGCCTAAATTATGTATTTTATTAGCCTCATCAGCTACGAAACAGTTAAATTTATTATATGCTACTGCCATTTTTATTTTAGTTATTTAATAATGATTATCAGCCACTATTGAGAGGCCGAAGCCCCTCTGACTGACTAATAACCCTTTGATTTATTAAGGCTCTTCTCAATCATTTCCTTTGAAGGCATTTTCTTCATACTTTTTTTCTTCCCTTTCATCATCGGCATAACTTTCTTTGTTTTTTTAAACATATTAATATTTACCCATTGTTTTACGAATACTTTTTTCGACCATTGCCCGTGAAGGCGTTGTTGTCTTCATTTTAGTCTTCATCGGCATTTTACCGAATGCGCTACCTACTTTTGCGCCTATTTTTGCTCCCTTCATTATACCTTTAGCTCCTTTAATTAACCCAAACGTCTTTGGCCCTTTAGAACCATACAGACCCTTAAGCATGCTAGCAGTTGGCTGACCATCAAACTTTTTAGGAGCGATGGGTTTCAAATTTGTTTGCTGTTGTTGTTGTGATGACCCCATATTAATATCCGAAGTGTTGTTTACGCTGCGCTAATAAATACTCTTTGTAACTATCACTGCACAAATTCCATTCCCTCTCACCTAGTAATCCATAATCTCTCGACCAACTTTTCTTCCCGGCATTTTCCTTTGGATCTGCGAGGAACAGGGCTTCTTTTTGAAAATCATTCTTCATTCGTACTGAAACATTTTTATCGGTAAGTTTTTTTCGTGTCTCCCAGAATTCTGCCTGAATACGCATCAAATCTTTCGCCATCCCCTCTGGTACAGTTACTTCATTGATGTACTTTTTGCCATTGATACGAATGCCTTGCATCGTTACCATTTCTGGGTCAATGAAAATTGTAACCATTTTCTCCTTTTCAAGTTTAACTTTTGGCGAAATATCTACTTTTTCAACTATTGGTTCAGGCATATATTATTTCGTTAGTTTTTTAGATGCTCGCTCTGCATCTTTCATCGTCTTTTGAGCGCTTTCTTTAGCTTTCATTTCGGCCTTTAGAGCTTCATCAAGTTTTGCAACTTCTGCTCGTCTCCTTTCAGAGGCTTCTGCAAGAAGAGCTTTCTCACTAATTTCTCGCTCTTGAACTCCAATAAACGCTTTACGAATTAACATATCCGTTTGAAAGACCTGTTGGTCAATCTCTGCTTCAGACAACATTGTCTTATCCGACTGGATTGTCGCTGTAAAACTAATATTTTCTGAACCAAACTGCCTTAAAACCGAAAACTTGAACTCATTTTTTTTTTCCATTTTATTTTTTTGAGCCTATGTGAATAGCCTCGTTATTTTAATAATACTTGTTTCGACCTGTATGCGGCACGGATCCACTTAAGGTCTGTGCCGCGACAAGTCAAAACTATTTAATTGTCAAACTACTAGACTCCAACTGCTGTTGCAAGAGAGTAGGTAGCTGAAACTTCGTTTCGCACAATTCGGTTGTTGTCCAAAATTGCTGCTGTACCTTCCCATTTCCAACCTACAGTTGACCTCTGTTCCAATGGGTCTGAAGTATCTTGTACTCCACCTGTGTGGATGAAAGTCCTTAGACCTTGACTGAATTCAGAGACTGCATAAGCACCCTTTCCGTAACATACACAACCATAGATAGCTTGCGAAGAAGCTCCTGCGGCTGCATATACCGGTGACATTGTGGTCGAGATAACTCGAACACCTTGCCAATAACCTAACTCGCCAGTAAAGAGGTCACCACGGTACTCATTTGAAGGAGTAGGTGATGAATAGTTTACAGCGGATACCCAGTTAGTATCATTTCTCAAATCACAGATTGCATCTGGATGAGCAACAAAAGCGTATGCTGAACCAATTATAGGTACTGCATCGAACTTCTGTACGTTGTTGCGTTCCAACCATCGAACATCTCGAGTGATGAGTTTCGAAGTTAGAATCATCGTGCTTTGAATTGTTGCACGAGTAGTAACTGTACCATCACCGTAGATTACGTTTGTACCAGCAGCTACGATGTTCATAATCGTAGTGTCAATGGTTTCAGTTGCCTGAACACCAAGAACATCTGAGGCGTCCTTAATCAAAGAACGGTCATAGAGGAATTCTGCGACATCTGAAATGACTGTGAAGTCACCGTATTCGCTAAGAACTGCCGTTACGCTGTTCATTGTTAAGTTTGAACCAGCTGGGGTTACTCCTTCTGATATAGGTGCAAGAGCCAATGCCAAACGATTGAAACCTCGAAAGACAACAGTCTTTGAGTTAGAACCTTTTGTAACTGGGGTAACTTTTGCGGTCTTGTACCAGAAAAGTTTTTGCTTGAGGATGTCAATCAGCTCTTTTGCCACGATTTTTTGTCCTACATCTATGGCATTAAATATCGTCATTTATTTTGTAATTTAATTGATAAGTTTCTTCTAATAATCCACTAAACGCTAACAATACCGAAATTATCTACATAAGTTGTCTTAATGCCACTTAGGTCCAAAGCTGTTGTACCTGGTGTAAAGCTGGTATTCGATACATTCTGAACGATAACGTAACCAATAGCCGTCTGATTTGCCTGATTAGGTTGTGGAGCATTGTTAAGAGAAGGAATATCATTATTAACGGTGTCATTACTTACCAACCATGAGTATGTTGGAGTTACTGTTGCAGTCCCGTTGCTTGAAAGGGTACCCACCAAAGTATATGTTCGTCCGTAACCTGCGGACAAAGCGGTGGTTGTTGGGACTTGGGTTGTTGAGCCGTTTACAAACGGTCCAACCATAACTGCTGTCAAAAGACCTGGAGCAGCTGCCGTTGTAATTGACGGTGAGATGCGGCCATTAGCCTTAAATCGAAAAGTGTTTGCGTATGTCACGGTAGCACTTGAAGCTGTCGTTAAGATAAGCCCTGGTGTTGCGAGGCAAACATTTCCTGCGAATTGATCGTACATTGTTTATAATATTTAACTAATAATTTTTATTATCGAGTGGATTCCAATAAATCATAAAGTTCATCTTTTGATTTACCTTCCAAATCTATCTTCCCTTCTCGACTTGGGGTAGATGGAGTTTTTTCAATAGGTTTAATCTTATTGAGTTGTAGATCCGTTACGACTTCACCAACGAGTGCCTTAAGGGACTGATTGGGATTTCGCATAAAAGTCTTTCGCAAATCATCTTTATAATCGGCGACACCTTCAATCTTCTCATATTTGCCAAATTCCTCATTGAACTTAGCTTCATTGTTTTGTTTTTCTATCGGAGCAAGAACTGTCGAGGTTTCACTCTTTATTACCTGATAGAACTTTTCCAACAAATTACGAGACGGTTCGTCTTCAACTGCACTAAGAAATTCCTTGACGTTATTAAATTTCGGGGAGTCGGGTTTATCTTCTTTCTTTGGGGACTCAGGAGTTTTCACTGCCTCATCCGCAAGTCGTTTGATTTCCGCTGCCTGTTCTCTAATACGTTTTTGAGCACGAGGACTAAGTTTTGAGATATCCTCATCCGTTAGTTCTGCGTTCTCGTTTTCCTTTGTCTCTACTTTTGGAGTGACAACTTCCTCCTTAGGTTTTTCGGGGGACGCACCCGGGGTTTTCTTTACCTCTGATTCTTCTGGGGCCTCCAATGTTTTTCGGAGTTCCGCATATAAATCTACGTCTTTTTCTTCGGCCATATTATTATTTCTTTGAGTGTATTGGTATACCCTCGTTATTTATAATCTACCTTAATTCTGTCATACCTATTGTTATAGTTACTCAGGAATAATTTTGTTAATTTCTTCTTGAAGAGCTTTTGCCAGTGTCTTTGTATCTGCTACTGTCAAAAGAGCAAGAAGTGTTGTAATTTTCAAATCATCTTTTACCAAAAACATTATTCTCTGTTCCAATTCCTCACGAATTTTCTTTTCAATAAGTTTCCAGCCTTCCGTTGCGCGCATTGCGTTTATAGAACCAATTTCACTCTGGGCAAATTTCAACGAATCAATAAAAGCTTGTGACTCTGGATCATATTCATTCCTTTGTGCGTCTAATGTTTCTAAATTTTTCATTTTTTATTTTTTATTTTTTCTTTTACGTTCTTCTTCATAATCATAAGCAGCTTTAGCAGCCCACGCTCTAGCCCCAAAACTTAAACGATTTTGATTACCACCTAAAATACCCCCAACCTGATTTACATATGCATACGGAAAAACAAAATCTTTTACTGTGACCGTAATAGGTGTTGCGTGTGTCGGATCACCTGCATTATACACCCAAAGGTTCAACAATAATTGTTCTGCCGCAGGTGTTGGTAAATGAGTCGTTTGAATTGTTTCAAAAATAAGAGGGCCATTAGTTCCCTGTCCTATGTAGGAACGGAAAGTAAGTGAGTCTGCCGCCCAAATTAGAACGTGAGTTTGGACTAAATCAGTAGGAACATCGTTTATAACTGAGATTGAAGTATCTACGCCACCACTATTATACCAGTGAGCGTGATTGATTGTTGGAACGACGTTATTACCCCAAGCGGAAGTCTCGTGAATATCAATCTCGTTAAAATAAACTGCAACAGCATTGTCGTAAGGGAATAACCCGCCAAATACAACGGACTTGTGCATATTGTATAAATCAGCAGATACTACAATCGTATATGTTCCATAACCCCAGCCAGTTTTAACTGATTGTAATTCACAACCAACAGGTGAAGTACCAGCGTTTGTAATGGCAAACTTTATAGAACCGTCATTGAGAATATTACTTATATCAATATTGCTCTTTGACCACCCAGCCATGCCAGGAGCACCCGTACCACCGTCTCTCTTTGTCCATGTATATCCTTTCCAATAAAAAGTCGAAACATCTCTAACAATTCTTGCAATACAGGTATTTAAGTTTTGCCCTGTAAGTCCAGCTTTTGCGTTTGCGGCATCAAGAATTGAAAGTAATCCACTACTTAATATTTTGTAGTAAAGACTTGTAGTTTGTGCGGCAGCCCATGAGGTGTTGTATTGACTTCTGTGATTAGGTAATCCCGCATTAGAGTTACCATTTACTCTTGTGTAATTTGAAGCGTCATAAGTTGAAGAATCTATAACAATCCAATAATTAGTCCCTGGAGTAATTGCTTGATTGAATACTACCGTGTAATCAGTGTTTGTGGTTATGGCATTCCAAACTGCATTTGCAATTGCTACCGAAGCGATAACCGTCCCACTAGGGAGTCCTGCTGTCTCTGACTGTAAAGAAACCGTTATATCACCAGCAAAAGTTCCTGTGTTTGCCGCTCTTTGAATAGTCACACCATCAAAGTTTGTTCTGACTGCGGTGAATTGTTGACCTTGTTTTTTTATATTGCTCTTTCCCACTTCATAACCACCAGTTGTAACTATTTGACTTTGAGTGGCTGTTGCGAGATAAGCATTCCAAGCAGTCTGTTCATCTTGAGCAGTAGTTCCAGCTACAGCATTAAGAGCATCTAAATAGGAAAGGCTAGTTGTCCCATTTAAGATATTCATGCCATCCTGGTTTGTCAGTACATAGGTCATATTCTTTTTATACCGTTAGGCACTTCCGCTTGCGCACCTTTCTGCATTGCACCTAATAATGGGGAAGCGTCAGTTGATGGTGCTGCTCCTGGAGCAGTCGTATCAGGAGTAGGAGCTACAGTCGTACCCTGTTCTGGTTTAGGAGCTTGTTCTTGAGTGAAAATAGCCTCAATTTGGTCTGGATCTACGTCAAATGTCTTAGCAAGACCCCTTCGGAGTGCCAACTGACCAGGGATTTTAGGGTCATCCTTGAATACAGTGTACATATCAAGCGCTGCTTTCTGTTTGATAGCCTTATTCTGCTGTGAATCTTCAGCAGGAGAAGCCTTAGCGACTAAAATTACATTTTCAAAATTCTTTTTCGTAACATCATTCAAAGTTAAATTCTTATATCCAAATATCTTTACTTTGCGAGGTTTTGTTAGTTTATCTTTTGTAATATCAGCCATCAGTTGATACATTTCCTGACAGGCAAGCGTAGCGTTTCGTTTCATTACAATCACCTTTGCCTCCACTTCAGCATTAAGTTTCGACTGCATTGTCACAGAAATCTTACCAGCTTTTGGTTGAATGTTTGGTGACATACCAGAGGCACTATCGGCAAACCCTTTAACCGTCTGCATTGTAGTAAGAGCCGAGGTAATCTCCGGTGGAGTGAACTGCCACACTTTACTTTGTACTGTTTCGTTAGGAGCACACTGCACGGATGTAACACCAAGTGGTCTAGGAACTATTGAAGATTGTTTAAGACCAGATGAAGACGCCACAAACATCATACCGAAGTTTCGATAGGTATTATTGTCTATCGCTTGATTAATATTCACATCAATCGCAAGGTTTGGATCACGATATACATCCGCAACTGACGGACACCAGAAAGTAATTCCTCTCGTATATGTTCCCCATGAAATAAAAGGTGGTCGCTTTAGTCCTGATTTTGATGCTTTAACACAGGCAAGGAGGTATAAATCATTTGCTACCGTGAGACGATACAATTCCGATTTCTCTTCCTTTTTATCAGATAGGTACGTCCACCATTCCGTAATCTCTGCCACCTTCGAACCATATTGTGTAGAATTATTTAGCCCCATCTGTGCCATTCGCAAATTCTTGGCCGACATTTCGGTCGAAGAGGAGACTTCTGTCTCATTTGGCACTTTCTGTTCCTTCAATTTCTTAACTTCTTCCTCATCATATTCCATCTTATCTGCCTCTTCCTCAATTTGTTCAATCGTCTTGTATATAAATTGCTGCCCTTGGTACAGAGCATCCTTGGTGTTCTTGGCGATAGGAGAGATAAGATAAGCCAGAGTATCCACCAGTTCTACAGACTGCTTATCATTTCCAGGGATAACTTTATAAATCGCCCGACCATAAATACCAGCCTCAGTTTTTGACTGATCGTAGAGTAATTCCCAATCAGAGGCATCAAGGTCTTCTTTAACCACATGCTTCATTATTTCGGCTGCATTTTCATCACCCTCAGGGATAGTATCGAATCTTACATCAGGATTTGCCCCGAGTTTTGAAGACATATTCTGCACACCTTCGAAAACAACAGGTACATGAAGATTTGAACGAGTGAGTAATGTCTTTTGGGTAACACCATTGTATGACTCCTCATTTTTTAGCCAGTTACCTATTTTTGTCTGCCTAACTTTTATAGCGTAATCCTTCTCTCTTTGATATTGGATAATAACATCTTTTTTATTTTCGATTGTGTTTTTGAAAATTTCTTTGGACATGAAAATTAAGTTGTTACTTAATCCCCAGTCTTTCTGTGAGACTTATTTTGATATAATTATACTACTTTAATAAGTACATGGCAAATAGGACTAATCCACAGACCATAAGGATAATTTTTATATATTGGACAATGATTTCATGCTTAGACATTTTATTTAAGATGATCCTGATAAATCCAACCTTTTTCTACCCCTTTTTTCATTCTTTCCGGTTTAGTTAAACCGCCATAATTGTAATCTATCCTAAAGGACATCCAATATCGGTCATTATCATCTGGGACAAGATGATAAAAATCTGTGAACTGGCATGTCTTTATGAATGCTTTTTTATATTTAGGGATAAGCAAGAGCAAACGTAACAGTTTTAATACACGAGTTATCTTTTGTCTTGCCACTTGGTGTCTGTCCTTTACTAAAATTAAAACACGCTGGATTTCTTGACGTGGATTATTTATAAGATTAGATTCATTAATTTCTCCGAAAATGTCCTTTAGATAAAGCTGATAGGCATTATCATTTTCAAAAATATAGGCAAAAATTATTGCGGTCCTTTCTGCTGTAGTATCACCTATATTAAGACACTTCAAGAAAAAAGAAATAAAAAAATCTAATTCCTGAGCGAACGAACTAGTGTATTCTTTCTTGAGAATATAGGGGGACAATATTTTCCATGCGATACGATTAAATTTATTTATTATGTCCTGTAATCGTCTTTTAGAGAATATTATAAATAGAAGAGGAATTATAAAGGTATAATCTAGGAGCTTTACCGCCTCCGAAATAATCGCTTTCACCATATTCATGGCGAACATATTATATGGGTCAACAGCTGACCTAAAAGGAAATGAGGTTTCCTTAACCGGACAAATAATACCCTCATCCTCAATCGGCGGGAAACGAGGATCAACCACCCATTGCGGTACACCGTCTTTTATGACAACAACCTTATCCTTATGTTGCACACACATAATCGACATCTCCGGAACGTCGCTATTCTCGCGTGTTATCTGTTCGCTACTATCATCCTCTATATATGTTTCTCGAGGGAGCATTATCGTGTCATTAAATAAATAAATCCAATAATCAAAACCACAAACACCATAGCCCAAACTTTAAATTCTCTTTTTGATTCTTCCATCATGTTTTTATTGTTAATACAACCTTTTGGCTGCGTTGAATAATATAGGTATCCGGCTTCCCCTGCTGGTCCTTAATGATACGAATTTCCTCATAGGGGCGGGCGTCCCTTAGGAAATCAATGATTGTCTGTTCGTTTTTAGTTAAATTTATCGACATGTTTATCATAAATATCCCAGTCAACACCCAAGGCGCGGGCAAATTCTTTTTCGATGGATGTGGCAAATTGGTGTTGTTGATGGTATGGAGCATTTAATTGATCCCCTGGCTCTTCAAGATTACCTTCAATCCGGTTCTTTTCAAAGGCGATGTCGAAGGCTGTAACATCTTGGTCTTTGATTCCTTTGTCTTTGCAAAGCAATGATTCTATGAGTTCATGCACGCCGACAAGTGCCTCGTATTTCCAGTTATTCATATCAGAAACCTTAATGATAAGATTCCCGTCGGGCATAAAAATCCAGTCCCCGATTGTTGGATAATGTTGAGTGTTATGCGGAATTGTTTTAATAACGATTTTCATGTCATTCGATGTAACCTGTTCTAGGATTTATATGCATCTCTCCCCTGACTTGGTCCATATAAGTATACTCCTTAAACGGCTCCGGGGTCATGGAGAGTTGCTGGATGGCTAAGGCAATCGCGAGCACGATGTCGTCATGTTTACCAGACGGAGCGGAGTAGGTAATGTTGTTAGAGGCAGTGACCTCAAACTCAAAGTTATTTAACTCGTCCTTAATCGCCTCAATGTCCGGATATGATATGTACTTATTCTCCAAGAACATAGCCATCTTCTCAATGAGCGCCCGCTTGATTTGATTACCAGTAATCTTAAACGCATAGATATTAAGCCCCGCATTTGAGAGCTGCTCCACAAACGGGTCCCCAACACCAGTCGCATCAACCGTGGCAGTAGCATTATTGTATTTATTTAGGATGGCTGTTATCTGCCGCTTCTGCAACTCCCAGCTTTCATTCTGTATTAATTGGTAGTACACCATATGATTGGTATGCGTGTCAAAACCCACAATCGCCGTCCGGTCAAAGGACTTTGCGAGGTCTATTCCAAAAACATATTTGTGCTGCGCAACAGGTTCCTCTAGCTTTCCGTTGATACATTTGTAATGCCCTTTAAACACAGTGAGGGCACCATCCACCACCTTACAATAGTACTCTTGATCCACAATCTCCTCGCGGGTGGCGTTCTTTCGGATGTCTCTCATTTCTTGGACGGTGAACATTCCAGTATCCTCCACCGTTTTCTTTGAAGACCACCACAAGAAGTTGTCGTGTTTCTGTCCTAGTTGTCTTATGAACTCAAAGTCATTGTTTCCTTTCGGAGTCCCTGCATAATCTATCCAACCTTTTGAGCTGCGGATAGTCGGCTCGAGCACAGCTTCGCGAAGCTCTGAACCCCAACGCTTGGCAATCTCACCATATTCGTCGACAGCAATTCCAATAGGTTTAGGTCCTCGAAGGGAGTCCGGTTTATCAGCACCTTTAAGTTGCCAAACAGAGCCATTAGGAAAAGTAATAGAGTGTTCTGAATTATTTATTTTCAAAGTTTTTTTTGCTTCATCTGGAATCCACCTAAAAATAGAAGTGTTAGGGTCGGTCCAAACAGTAGAAACACCTTGGTTAAGATATGGAGAAATAAACCAGTAAAGTCCTTTCTTTCGATAGCATTCTGTGAGTTGGAAGTTGAGGATGTCTGTAGTTTTGTGCGAGCCTCGGTGCCACATTAGCACACGATACTTTGCACGAGCTGTCAAGTACTCGGTCTGGTACGGTTTCAAACTGGACATGTACTCTGCTACAGGTATGTTGACGTGAATTGCAACAGGTTCGTTATTGATTTTTTTTCGGTACGCCATAGAATAGTTATAGTGTCAATACTAATGTCGCACAATATACATTGTGGGACACGATATGATGTATAATAGGGCTAGGTTGAGCCATTTCATTTTGTTACTGTCTTATCTACTGTTACATCTACTGCCGGCGCCGGCAACGCTGCCGGTTCATCAACTCGAAACGCTGTAATGTTCACGCTGCCGCTATGCTTCACTTCATCAGCTTGGTACAACCCTTTCAGCTTGTAAGCCATCTCAAGGCCTTTGGCGATCGCTTGCGCGTCATCAATAGCATAGTAGGCCATGCGTGACTTTTCTGTATCAATTATGTTTATCAACTCCCAGCCGTTTATTTTAAAATGCTCTTTTATATCGTCATCGGTCATTGTACGTTTGAACGAAAAATAGTTAAGCATTTTTTGCTCTAAGAGTTTTTTATGTTTGCGCACAAGTAGATCGGACGGTAAGCGATCGGCAATGGATTGTATTTTTTTTGCTACAAGCGGCTGCCGCATTGCTTGAGCGGCCATAACATGCGCATTTTTTGGAACAGTATCAAACGCAATAAGCGCGGCGCCAGTAGTGTCTCCGGACTTTGCATATTCTTTCACAAACACGGCTTGTTTTGCTGTTAGTCTTTCACTCATTGCCAGAATTATACCATAAGTGTGTAAAAAAGCCATTTTTGTATTTTTGCTGTAATTATAAACAACAACACTTTATCAATCTATTGTCAACTTTTCGCTATTTTATCGCAATATCCTATTGCCATACCCTGCCACACCTATACAATCACGGTATGACACTTTTTCACGGCTTTACACAAGCCTGTTGGCATATCTACCATACTTACCATACTTATATTCTTATAAGGGATAGATATAGAATACCCACTGAGGGATTATGTAGACTTTGGTATGGCACTATGGCAGGTATGACAATCGGCTCAATAGAGCCACCAAACACTGTCATACCATTGACATTACGTCTGGTTTTATGTTATACCCTCAATTTGCTGTTGACAAATTGATAACACTCATATAAGCTATACATATAGTCGTAAACGGTAAACAATTACAATTAATTAATAAAAAACCAAACTATGAACACTCAAAAAAGCACAATCAAGGTATTTATCGGCGGCCTAGTCATCGGCGCCATCATCGGCTCATTACTAACACTAGCAATATATGGCAATATAATGCTAGCAATACTAACAAAATAATAATATGAAGAAAATAACCAAAATTACAATCAAACATATTCCCGATTATGATGCCGATCTATCATATATAGGTACATTTTCGGATACAGCCGGCGAATTTGCTATAGAGCATGAACAAACAGAGCGCGGACAATATAAGTATTTCAATCCACAAAAAGGCGCATGCGAGGATATGAAGCAAGCACGAAAAGACTACGAAACAATGATGAAATACGAACGCGGCGATCTTTACTGTATAGGCGTGAAAGCAGAGGCCGAAATACAAACATCAGAGCAGGGCAATATATGGAATATCAACCGCGTATCATCAGCCGGCTTGTGGGGTATAAAGCAGGGCTATAAAGACGATGAAAAGGATATCAAGGAAATAGAGGACGAACAGGTTGACGAACTAAAAGATATCCTAACAGCGCTAGGCTTTACGGATGCCGATTATGCCGGCGTGCCTGTACAGTACAGCGATAAATAATTGTAGCCCGCTATCGCGCCTATTGCGCAAGCAATAGACACGATATGCGCGAAGCAATCAGGCCAAGCGTAAAAACAAGCTATCAGTTTTTTGACAACTTAATAAAATGAACAGACAAAACATAATGCAGGCTATTCACTATGCAGGCATTGCCAAGCACGGCAATGTTTATACAAAAGCAGATAGCTATATGAAGTTATTAAAACTAGCACGCCGATTATCAACGATTGATGTACACTATTGCAATGGTACAAAAACCGATATGCAATGGGATAAAACAGTAAACAGCATCATCGCATCATTGAAAGACTTGCTAGCACCGGACGGCCTATATTTTTATCATCAAAGCGATCCACGCGGCGCAAGTTTATACATCGCTGAAATGGAACTATCGCAAGCAAACTACACTAACGCGCTAGCGATATACTAACATGAAACTATACGCCAAAGTTATCGGACTCAAAGACCTCAACGGTAAACTAACCTATGTTGAAAAAGGCCAAGGATCAAACCAAAGCCTAGCAATAGAGATAACCGCGCAAGGCTTGCAAGGTATTCCAACACTATCATGCATCTACCGCTTATCTCTCAATGTTGGTAACAACAACGAGCTACAGGCGGAATTACACGATTATGGAACGGGAACGGATACAAAATTAAAGATATAAAAGGTAAACAGCAAACAGCCTAAGCATAGGCAAAAAGCAATAAACCGGCGTGATAGCACCGGTTTTTTTGCGTCCACGCAATCGATCAACCAACTAGCGCCGGGATACATCACGCAAAACCCACAGAGATACCCCCAACCAAAAAACTTTCCCCTCCCCAGCTTTTTTAATCTAATTTTTTTCGGGACGCCGATGAATCATTTCACGCCCGATTCAATTCATCCATAATTTTGACCAAAATATTTTACATTTCTAACTTTGCAAAAGTTAGAAACTCAAAAGTTAAACCCTAGTTTTTTAGTTTCTCAATGAAAACTGAAGCATCATATCTGCTCATATCATCAAACTTGCCCTTATATCCCAAGCCGATCAAGTATTTCTTCTGTGAGTCCGTAACAGGCTTATCTTTCATGGACTCTTTAGCAAAAAACTGTCCTTTACCCTGTTTCAGTTTCTGCTTTTCTTCGTAAGACAGTTTCTCGTAATCAATATATTTCTGTATATCTGCATCAGCCGTGTGGATATTATCTCTAATAAAATACCAATAATCTGGCACTTCGTTACCATAATGTTCAAGTCTTTTAATATTTTCAATACAATATCCTTTGACTTTTTCTTTAATCAAAGGAATATCGGTTATACCTTCTCTAATTGGAGAAAGTATAAGATTAACTGTCGGACCTTTAAATCTACGTTCAATTTTTTCAATCATGTGTTTTCATTTTATCGAATATTTCCTCTGCACTTATTTCTCGTGTCGCTTCACGACTAAGTACGTTCAAATCTTTATCAAACCACCGATTAGCTCGTAAACCATTACGCATAACTCGTTCAACTTTTAACTGTAAATGTGTTTTTAAGACATCAGATATTTTCATCTCTTGCCAGCGATCAATAGGTTTATTCACATATCCGCCACAAATAGCATCTCGGTATACTTGATGTGTGGTTATTCCATCTAGCCGCTGTACTTCCGTAAGTTTATTGAAATACCAATCGGCGATAACGTCTTCGTTTTCATCATGTATTCGTCTAGCCGCTTGCGCCGCCAAGGTTTCCTCTTTTGGAAATTCGTATATCTTTTCTTTCAAATTAAACACGCGGTGATAAGCCTCTGCAAATAACTGTTCGCGATTCGCTGCAAGCCAATCAACATTCGCTTCGGGTAGTTCAAGTTTCACAGGTAGCCAGCGGCGGTTTCCTGTTTCATCTTTGAGGTATTCGCTCTGATTTGTGGTCATGGCAAAGACACAACGTCTAGGGAACTCTTGTGAGGTGCGCTCGTATGGTGGACGGTACTTATCGCTTTGCATTGTGATGATAGCTTTCATACGCTTTACTTCGGTACGATTAAGGGTCTCACCCTCTGAAAATTCTATAATCGCTTTGCCGGAGAATTGCATGAAGAAGTCCTTGCTGTCTGTGCTCATAGCCGTTTCAACATGCCAAGAGCCTCCTAGGACGTATAAGGATGTGGATTTACGGCTCCCTTGCTCGCCCTCAAGTACAAGAACGTAGTCGAACTTACAACCGGGCTCTACAATTCTTTTAACCAGACCCTTGAGCCAATTTGACCCCACAGCAATGTGGTACTTATCTTCGGGTGCGCCATACACCTTACAAATCCATGTATCAAGGCGAGCCGTACCGTCCCATCGTAGTGATCGGATGTAATCTGAAGCCGAATCCATTGTATTCTCTTTAGCCACTTTAATGATAGCGTCAAAAACCATATCTTTTCCTACTTTGCCGAAAACAGGGAATAGAATTGAAATAGCTGTCTGAATATTAACCGAATCGTTATCCTCAACGGTTCGCCATACGTTCGTGATGTTTGGCAGTATCTCTAAAATATTTTTAAAAGAGTCATAACGAAACCTTCCTTGAAATTGTATGTGCTTGCGCAAAACACGGCACATGTTCTCTGTATTCTGTGTAAAAACTTTATCTTTTTCTTTATTGATAGTGAATAGCAAATCAAGGTCTGGATTTTCTTTGACGATTTTCATCACCGGCGTTTCATATACTTTGGTACAATGCGTAACAGCATAAGTGATTGTCATGTCTACATAGTCTGCGCGCCCCTGTGTCTTTTCTCGTTGCCCCAACGGTGACGCCAGAAAGATACGTTTCATTTGCTCAGCGTTCTTGCCAGTCCAGAAGGCTAGTAAAGAACACAATCCATTATCCGCCTTGGAGGCATCATTTTTATATTCTGAAATATCACCTTCATATAATGCTTTAGCTTTTTTGCCAAGTTTACTCTTGAACATTTTAGCGAGGATTGTTTCATCATCCAATGATAGTTCGGATGGTTTAATCGGTTCTTTTGATGGTGCGATATAATCCCACGGATACCCAATGATTTTAAGAAGAGAAAGTACTTCATCCGGTGTCATTGTCCGAACTTCTTTAGGTTCACCGTAGCAATTTTCAGTCACAGCAATGTAGCGTTTGTCGGTATAGACTTCAAAAGGTTCATGTTTCTTTTTAACCAGATCTAATGCTTCAGTTATTTCTATAAAAATATGCAAACCCTCGCCACTGTTTGAGATTTCAGTATATGAATCAGCTTCAAGAATTAAATCAGCGATAGTTTCTTTTTGCGTATGGTCAATTTTACCGTCTTTCAAGCAGTGATCTATATCAATGCATATGAGTTGTTTGTCTGGCAACAAAACAATTCCTTTTTTATCGGTTTTTATTTCAAAATAAAAAGCGTGTGTACTTGGATCGGTTGATGAAGCTTTATTCCCATTCATTTGATATGGGACTTTAGTTAATTTTCCATCGACCGTCTCTAATTTCCACGAGACCCAGCGCTTTTTCCCACCATATTTTTCTACAAGAGGATTTTTCATGCTAATAAAAGTTATACACTAAAAAAACCGTACGATAGTGAACCCCGGTTACAGGTATCATACGGTTTTTTAAATGTGTAAGAATGAGGTCCACAAATACAATTATATTATATCTAAAAAGCATTACAATATTGACACGTTAATGATGTTATTTTGTATTGTTATCAGGTTGTTGACTTTGTATAACAATCTGCTAACATAGCTTTATGAATGAAATACAAGTCAGGAAAAGGAAGGCTCAAAACTGCGGCGTTCGCCTCACAACTGAGTCGTTTAATATTATTAGGGCAAAAGCAATAACTGAAGGAGTCTCTATCAGTGAGGTACTTCGAGCGATAGTCGACGCATGGATTAAAGATCAAAAGTAATTTATCAGATAACCAAAAGACAAATGACAAATAAAAATGAAGATAACCAATTAGTAATTTACAAAAATAGTTTAGTTCCAATAGTAGAGAAAGCTGAAACTCTTGTCATCACTAATTCTGATGATATGAAAGTGGCAGTTGAATTATTATCAGAACTTAACAAGTATCAAGATAAAGTTATTGAATGGAAGGAAAAGAAAACCGTCCCTCTTAATAAACTTTTGAAGGATATTCGTGCTGAGACTAAACCACTTGAAACTTTTTATGGTACGGCTATAGAAAGTTTGAGGGACCGTATGAGTGAATTTCAAACTGAACAAGTCCGTCTCCAAAAAGAGCAAGAAGCAAAAATCGCAGCCAAAGTTTCATCCGGTTACATTAAGATAGAAACAGGTGTTGCAAAGTTAGCAGACGTAGTTACGCCAGATAAGGAAATTTCAACCGACAAAGGATTGGTACAATTTAGGGAGCAAAAAGTCCTCAAGTTAACAGATGTTAACCTAATTCCCCACGAGTATTTTGACCTCAACGAAAAGCGTGTTCTTGACGCATTGAAAGCCGGAGTGTCGGTATCCGGTGCGGAGATTGAAGTCAAATTAGTACCGGCAAATTTTAGATAACATGGACAACGCAATTAAAGACTACGCATTAGCGGTCAAAGAAAGTATTGAAGCCTCACATGCAGAGACGGAAGCCATCCTTCGCAAGAAACTAGCCCGTGAGAAACTCGCCAAAGCCAAACAAGAATTACACGATATGGAGTTAGAGTTAATCAATAACTAATAAATATATGGCCGCAGATATAAATCACTATTGTGATGATTGTAATAAAACGAGCGCAGACGTTGAAAAATGTTTATGTTCTAAATGTTTAGATGATATAAAAAGAGAAGCTTATGAAGAAGGTCGAAAAGCAGGTGTTGAGGAGGAGAAAAATAGTCAGGAAGAATTTAACACTCAATAATATGAAACTACCCAACGATATTCGAGCAGAAGAGCAGGAGCTACAAGACGAAATCCAAGAGGATACCACCGACATGGAGCAGAAGCTAGAAGATTTAGACGAACAAGAACGAGACAGCGATTGGAACGGACGAATACACACCGATGAATAAACCCTTCAACATCTATGAGTTTTTGAAGACGAGGCCGTTGAGTTGGTCGGCAATTTCGAGCTTCGAGTACGACCCAGAAGAGTGGTATCAAAATTATGTTGTCGGCAAGCCACGCAAGAGTAATCCTGAAATGGAATTTGGAAAAAAAGTGGGTGAATTGTTAGCGGCGAATGGAACATATTTACCACAAGTCCCTCGTTTAGGTAAATATGAGCATCCATTTAAGGTTGTATACAATAAAATTCCACTAATTGGTTTTGCTGATACTTTCTGTGTCCTTACTCACTCAAAATTAAAGGAGTTCAAAACAGGCGTCAGGGAGTGGAATCAAAAAAGAGTGGATGAGCACGGCCAACTTACATTATATTGTTTGCTGAATTATATTTCTAAGAAAATTAAGCCCGAAGACATGGATATTGAGCTAGTCTGGCTACCTACAAAACGCATCGAGAACGGTAACTTTGAGGTCAAGATAGAGTTTGTTGAGCCGATTGATAAGTCCATGAAGATATTTAAGACCAAGCGTACAATGGCAGATATTTTGCAAATGGGAGCAAGAATAAATGTCGCAGTCCGAGAAATGCAAGAATATGTAGTCCGGCAAGACTATAAAAGGCGGTCGACAGATAATTAACCAATAATAAATTAAATAAATATATGAAAAAAGAAATAGCAAAATTGTCGGAGGAACAGTTGGCAATTCTCAACGAGTCCTATCCAATCAATGACGATGAGAGTCGCCTTTTACTTCCAAGGTTTGGAATGTTGGCAAAAGACATCACCGAAGAAGTTGGAACAGGTAAGAATAAGAAAATCAACGTCATCCAGCCAAGCGGTACATTCTTCACAGAGCGTGACAATGGTGAAGTGAACGTAGACACAGGCAAGAAAGTTTGGACCAAGACTTTTATCGAGGGTGAGGAAGTCGATGTAATAATCGCTTTCCACCGCCGACAACTCCGAAAATATGATTCTAGCCTTGAGAAGTTTATTTCAACCCCGATCTTCGATAACGCTGAACAGGTAGTACCTCTTTACTTGGACAAGCAGGTTATCAAGCGAGGTAATCAAGCCCAGTTGCAATCGTGCTATCCAGCTCTAACACAAAAAGGCAAGCCTACCAGCGACCTTAAGGAAGAGACCATCCTCTATGTGGTGTACAAAGACGAGTTGTACCAGTGCAACATCAGTCAATCAAGTAAGTGGGAGTTTAAGACGTATAAGAAAAGTATCAACCCTTCAACAGTCGTTACTACGTTAGGTTCAGTTGAGGAAACTTTCGGTAAGAACACTTATCGCAAGATGACCTTTACTAACAAGCGTATGATCAACGCTGAAGAGTTCGATATTGTTAACGGTAGTCAAACATCCCTCAAAGAAGAGGTATCGTTTGACCAGACACGTTATATCGAAGCCCCAGAGGCTCAAGGAGAAAAAGACTTCAAAGCCCTAGACGACGGTAAGATGTAACCCTCTTAGCTTGCCTCACAAAGTTGGGGCAAGCGATAGATGTTGTATCAACACCAACAATTATTTATAGATAAATCACCTAACAAATATATGTTAGCGTGGGAGATGCGACTCGGGAAAACTTTGGCCGCTATTTTGTGGGCCAAAAAGCGAGGTAAGTGTCTAATAATCTGTCCGAAGTTTTTGACGGCTCAATGGATCGAGGAGTGTAAGAAGTATGACCTATGGTGCGATGTTTACAGTAAAGAGCAGTTTCGTATTCACCACAAAGAGTTAGGCAAGTACGATTCAATAATCTGCGATGAGTGCCACCTATTCGGCAATCCCACTTCACAACTTTCAAAAGCTCTGGCGTTCTTCATTCGAGATATTCCTAACGTCTTACTACTTACCGGAACACCTTATACTTCCTCCAACTGGTGCGTGTGGCAGTATGGTCGATATTTGGGCCGTTGGAATAAAGACACCTATATCAATTTCCGTAACAAATTCTTTAATCTCGTCCATTTTGGGCCACGAGCAATATGGCAAAACAAAGAGGATAAGGTTACTCGTGAAACTTTGTCTAAGTTAATCAAGAGTTTTGGTGAAACCCTAACAACCGAAGAAGTCTTTGACCTACCGCAACACACCACAGAGGTCGTTCATTTCGCTGAAACCAAGGAGCAGACGAAAGCAAAGTTGTTAAATGAGGATATTCACCCTCTCGCTCGTTTCACAGCCTTGCACCAGATTGAGGCTTCAAAGAGTGAGAAAGACGATTGGCTCATAGACCTATGTGAGAAAGAGCCTAAGGTTATCGTTATCTGTCGCTACACGAGCCAAATTGAGCGATTAAAGGCCATTCTACCGCACAGTCTTGTCCTTAATGGCGAGACTAAAGATAAGAAAGTGGTCATTGACGGAGCTGATATGGCGTTCAACTGTGTTCTGCTTGTCCAAGCGACTGTTGCCGAGGGTTACGGACTCCCTAGTTTTCCTGTTATGGTCTATGCCTCTCTTGATTGGTCATATATCAAGTACATCCAGATGTTCGCCCGCAACAAAGGCCCAAAACAATTAAAGCCTACGACGACCTATGTTCTACTGACAAAGAAAGGAGTAGATGAGGACGTTTGGGATTGTCTAAAAGACAAACATGATTTTACTAGTGAAATTATGAAAAATGACTGAGGCTCAATTCACATCAAAGTTAATAAAGTCTTTATCAGCCACAGGTGCTTATGAAGTGAAGATAACAAAGACTGGTAGTATCCCCTTTTCTCGTTTGGCCGATCACCAGAATAGGGCATTGATGATAGCGAAGCACGGCACGTTGCGATACAAGATACCCGATGTCGGTTATCAGAACCCTTGCGATATTGTTATTTTACATAATACTCCGGCCTACATCGTCTGTGTATTCTGGCAACGGGGTTGTGACACCGCCTATTTGATCGATATAGATGTATGGAATAACGCCCGCTCCTCCTCTACCCGCAAGTCGTTGACCTCAGTCGAGGCGGTGGGGATAAGTGAGCTTGTAATACATCTTAAAAGGTAATACAATATAGAGTATGAATAACATTATAGAAAAATATTGTGAAGAGCAGGGGTTTAAGTTGGCGGCTAAAATAGATAAAGGTTTTAACCTCGTAGTAAAACCAAAGCCGAAGTGGCTACCAGAGTGGTTGTATAAAAAGATTATTAGCGAATGTGTAGGTGTAATTGAAATCAAATGAAAATAGGAGCAAAAAAACTAGAATTAAATAAATGGCAATTTAGATTTATTTTGGAAAAATGCCCACCGTGGATGTTTGGTTTTGCACCCCATATTATTATTCATTTTGCAAAGTTCTACACAAGACCCCCAGAAGGTGAGTGTTTTACTAAAGACAACTATAAAGGTTTTATAATTGATTGGACCGTGCCACTTTATCGGCTTACTCTAATGGTTAGAACAGTTAGAATTGCAAAATTTAATTTCATTTATTGGATAGACGTATTTTATAAGAAATAACCTATGCCCCTAAAAATCAAATCATATCGCATAAGCGTAGAGCAGGACAAAGCCGTCCGCAAGCGTGCCAAGAAGAGTAAGGTAACCGAGAGTGCGGTAATCCGTGAGATTATTAACCTAACTATTATAAAATGAAGCCCCAATCATACGAAGAAATAAAAAGAGAGTTTTATAAAGAGTTTCTGTATACCAAATCAAGTGGATTTATGGGTGAAGCGACTCCAAGTGATATAGCAAACTGGTGGCTCAATAAAATCTCCCAAAGAGATGCGGATAAAGGGGGAGAAAAGTGTTGTTTCCGCTGTGAACACCTAGGGCATTGTCTAAATCCAAAATGCGAGTGCCACTCCCCTAAACCCCAAGCGAATGTGGGGGATAGAGAGATTATAGAAAAGTTGGCCGACATAGAACATCAACGCTGGAGTGATTGGCAGAAGTATGTACACGGATTGTGCATACCTACTAAAATTGAGTATGAAACTCTTGGTGGCGATTTTATGGCCTTTGGTAAGTATATGTTTGACCATTGGCAAAAACAAATTGAAACTCCGTATGCTGGCCTTACAGAAAAAGAAAAGCAGAGCGAC